TCACCTTTTGTAATGCGCATTGATCAGAACGCGGATCATTTTGTCTGCGGCGTTTGGAAGCGCCGCCCTCCCCTCTTCCCAGTCCGCAAGCGTCTGCGTCGTCGTACCCAGACGAGCCGCGAACTCGCGCTGCGATAGCTCGAGTTCCTTTCTCATGAAACGGATTTCGGCACCTGAAAGGGTGGCCGGTTTTAGCGCCAGCGCTAGGGAAAGGCTTCTATGGAGACTTGATAAATTATCAATAGCAATGCCGTCGCCATAGGGTGTCTTGTGCACCGTAAACCCGTTGTGTAACCACACATTACCTAGGCCTGATTCGGTGTAGTGGTACATGTTCAGTACGGAAACGATTTTTAGCGGTCAAATTAAGCTGCCGGAAAAGGCGCTGCTCCAGCGCCTCGCGGGTGGAGCGGCCTTAATGGCCCCGCGTCCGGCAGGGTTAATATGCTGGACGAGGTGGGGGTGGTGGTATCAGAAAACGCCACAAAGCGATGTAAGAATTACGACATTCCCAGAAAGGCTCAGATGCGCGCACGGACGTAATCCGGCGATCCGGAAAGCACACAGGGCGCTTCGCCGTCCACTAAGTTAGGCACGGTGGTTTGCCCGTCGGTTCCGAACCGCCATCCCGACACCAAACCATTGATAGACGTTAAATCCTTGTGCGCGAAGAAATCAGTGATCTCGACACTAGAAAGCGCCCTGTTAAATACGCCAAGGCTATGCAGATAACCATTGAAATAACGATCGGGCGACCCTGCGTTATATCGACGCGCGATAGTGAACGGGGGCACAGGAGTTAATAAGGTTGATGGCGTGTAGCTTGGGTCGGAGTCCGTCCACGGTGTGGTGTGCGTAGCGGCATAGCAACGCCCCGCAACGTATTTGCCTGCGTGAGCAGTCCAACGCCCCGCTGTGGCAGAACCCGCGCCCTCAACCCCGCCGTATGGCTCGGACCCGTCCGCATGAGACTCATAATAGGTGAATGCGGTTTCGTCGGAGGCAGCGCCGATACGTAGTTGTGGCGTTCCTGATGCGCCGCCGCTGAATACCGCTTGACGTGTGCCGGTAGAGCCGAAGCCGCCGAGCGGGATGTAAAGCGCCAGAATAGTACGCGGCACATCTCCGATGACCGATGAGGGAAGAGATGCGATATCACCCCATTGGTTTTTACCGTTGAACGCAACGCAAATAGCGGTCGTGTAGCTGGCTTGTCCGGTGGTGCTTGCTGTGATGACGTCCGCTTCGCTGCTGCTCAGGAACACAAGGGTGGCGGCTTCGCCCTGTTGCAGCACAAACGCGCCTGCCGACCCGTTAAGAGTCATGCTCGCCCCCGCTGAGAGAGTGAGGGGGCCGCTGGATTGATTGGAAAGCACGGTGATCACCCCAGACGATACCGGCCCCCCAGGGGGGATAGTCACCGTCTTGGCTCCGCTATATGTAAACCTTAAATAGCTCCCTGCTTGGGATTGCGTCAGGGTGGCTGCGGCTGATGTGATGTTCTCAATGCGCATAGCGCCTGTGCTGCCGCCCCCACCACCGGAGGGGATATCGGCGTACACATGTTTGTTAGAGGAGGCGTCCCACACCAATGCTTTTTTGTCTGCTATTGCGGAGGCGTCCACATCGGCAAGCGTGCCCACCTTCAGCAAGACGTTCCCTGTGTTGCCATTCACTGAAACCACCGGAACGGGGTGCCAGCCTTTCACTCCTGCGGCATCGGTGCCGTAATAAGAAGTAGCCTCTGGGATGCGAGTATCCCCCTCAAGGCTCAGAGTGACGAAGCCGCTAGAAAGCGTGCCTGTTACATCGACTGAACCTGTTGCGAGCAGTTGCGCATTGAGCGCACTGTTACTGCCGTTGGGGGATTCGGTAGGGATAGCGGCCCGCAACTGATCTATCTGCCGCTGTAACTGCGTTGCGGCATCGCTTTGCGTTAACGAGGATAGATAGGTGCGCCAGCTTCTCGCCACCAGCCCTGAGGCGTCAAGAAACGGTTCTTTATTGTGGGGGATGGTGGTCATGCGGCTCCCTGCCCAAAGGCCATCCAATCAAAAGGAATAGAGGAGATGATGGGGTCAGAGTTTCTTTCTTTACTGTCTGCGGTCACGAAGTTAAACGTTGCGTTGGTCGTTGACACACCGCTCACGCTTTCTGCAACGAGGCTGCTGGCTGTTGCAAGCGCTGCGGTGACGCTGGCTTTTACGAAATATGGGGTATTCGCGAATGGCTTTGGGAACGTCACCAGTTTCAAGGTGGCCGCTTTGCCGCTCGCGGGGGCGGTATCGCGGCCCCACTGGATCATAAAATTCCCAATCTTCAACATGTCCGTACTGACGGTATACTGCGAGTCCGGCGGGCGTGGGAGGCTTTGCCAAAGCAGATTCTCGCCATCGGTGCCAAGTACCTTACCGCCCATTCCGACAGGGTCAGGGACTTCCCGAATTGTTGACCACAGCAATATCGCCCCGTTATTGGTCAGGAATTTGCTTGAATCCAATGCGGGGATGGTTAGGCCTCCGCCGCCAGGGATGGATACCCCGTCAGCCTCACCCTGTTTTGCACCGAGGCTGTCAAAGAGTTCGACGAAATAGGACCCTTGCCCCCAGATATCCACGTCAGGGCGACCTGAGCTATCTAGCCGAACCGTAACACCGTTATTCACGGCCAATCCGCTATCGCCGTACACAGGGCGCGGGGTTGTCGTGCCTGCGTCATAGAACTTAAGCTGTCCGGCGGCCAGCAATTGTCCTGTCATTCCATAAAAGGTGTTTAGGCGTGAGAATAAGCGGAAGGCGGTCATGTCGTAGACTCCTGAAAATGAAAACCCCGTCGAAACGGGGATGTTGGCTGCAAAAACATGGTTTAGTTACGACGTAAGTTGTTACCATGTGGGTTATGACTACACCTATCCGCACCTTTATCGACAAGATTGCCCGTCACTCGAACGATTTCCTATCGGGATTTGGCCAGGCGTTTTCGCTGTGGCCTAGCGATTCGCTCGACCGTTACCTGGTGCCTGAGAACACCGCCTCCCGTATCTATGAAAACTTTGCGCGTGTTGGCGGGTACATGGATTCAGCGATGCAAAAGGTGATGGATGAGCAGGAAAAGAAATCGCAAAAAGTCGGTTAACCAATTTCCTCAATCTCCCAGTGGCCTGGAAGCTCCGCCACTACAACAAGAACGTAGAAGTATTTCCGTAGCGCATTCATCATGGAGAGGTCCGCTTCCGGCGCCTGATCAACTCGCGCGGTTTGATGAGATAGTTCCTGGTGCTGCCGAGCGCATTATCAAGATGGCGGAGCAGGAAGGAAAGCATTCTCGAGGAATCCGGAGGTTTGCCATGAAAGCCAGTGTGGGCGCCCAACTCATAGGCCAACTGTCTGCGCTAACAATTGCGATGTGTTGTTTGCTTTTAAGCTATAGCCTAGCCGTTGAAAATCACGATGCCGTTGCAGCCATCCTTGGCGGCACTAGCTTAACGACCGTCGTATTGGCTTTTCTTCGTAAAAATAAAAGCGAAGAGAAATAGGCGGAAGGCGGTCATGGGATTACGTCCAAAAACAGAATGAATAAGCGCCCCGCAAAAGGGGCTTTTTAAAGTGAGGTGGGTGTGGAGCTTTTCTGGAAGGTGTTCATCATGCTTTTCGTCTTCCCTGTAGTGATTTCGCTTTACGCGGCGGCAGTGCATTTTCTTGGCGCGTTCATCGTCAGAATCTCGCCGCGCTGGCTGGTTCGGATATTCGCCATAAAGTTATGGACCACTGAATTTGACAAAGGGCGCGCCGTCAACCGCATCGCATTGCAGGCCGAAGACAAGCTCAATAAGCGTTTTGATCGCTAAGGAATCTCCTCTTGAAGAAGCTTCTTGCTACCTGCCATAGTGGTGATCTGGCCCGCACGGCCTAGGCCTTTACGCAAGCCACCCTTTGCGCCTTGAGCCGCCAGCAGATTGGCAAAGAAGTCCGGTTTGCCTGCATTACGCGCAAGCCAGTTCCCTGTGAACGGCGAGTTCAATGCGCGTCCGACGGTCGCACCACCTGCCAATGCGGTCAGGGCCGGAACAATGCCGCCTGCCAGGGCCCCCCCGCCGCCAAAGAGATTCAGCGAAACTAGCCTCCCCGCCGTCCCTGAATCTGGAATGGGGTCCTTTAGCAGGTTTTGACCCACCTTGGCCAACTCGCGTAATTCCTGCGTCGCCTTCGGGCCGCGAGCGTTGACCGCACTCCATAGCGCCGCCGGTGCGATATCGGCCTTTGCGCCAGGCTGGCGGGTGAGCAGCTTCTCCAGTGTTTTGAAGTTGTTATATTTCTGGTTCGTTTGTTGCAGTAACGCCATATCAGAAGGGGCGATGGAGTTTTCCGCATCGCCGATCAGCTCCTTACGCAGCCGCCCGACATAGTTGCCGACCGATGTTCCAGGCTGCACCTGGGCTAAGGTACGCGCGAGCCGCTGGTAGTTCCTGCCGCTGATCGTACCTTCTTGTCCTGCTTGCGCAATGTCATCCAGAATGCGCCCGAACTGGTTTTCAACCACCTTGCCGCCATCGGTGCCAAGATCGCGATAGGCGTTCTGCACAATCTGATGCATTCGTGTGGCTGTTTCAGGGGAGATCGTGACATCGTTACGGTTCCAGATCGTATCGTAGGCCTCGCCTAATGCCTGCTTCTGCTTGGCGATCCAGCTGTCATCCAGCCGGTCCGTCGCATCACCTACGTGGCGTGTGAGTGCGCGATTCCAGGCGTTCTGCTGGTTACGCGCGGCGGCATCGGCTCCGCTGAACGGGAGATACTTTGCCATGCTGGCCATCGTGCGTGCCGGTGTGGACTGGGCCACCTGAGAAATATGCAGCGGGATGCCTTCACGTTGAGCGATGGCAATATCCGCTTGCAGGAGCGGATCGCCACGACGTGCTAAACCACTCGTAACACCTCTGGCAGCGCCGAGTGCCCCACGCGCTGCAACCCCGCCCAGCGCGCCATAGCCTGCATTGGCCAGCCGGTTTTCACCCGTGCGAGTTTCTCCCAATGCGCCATAGCCCGCCCCTTCCGCCGCCGCCACACCGGCCTTGGCAGCAAGCTGTGCCGCCTTGCCCGCTTGCCCAAGCCGACCCAGTACGGCAGCCTCGGGGCCACCCATGACGGCTGTCGCTGCATATGGCAGCACACGGCCTATAAAGCCAGAGACACCGTTAACCCCTTCCTGCATCGGCGCATCGGCATCAATACGCTGTTGTAGGGCGCGCCCTTTGGCGGAGTCTTTATCGGTCACCAGCTGCTGAAGGCCACGCCCGATGCGGTTCATTTCCGCGCCAGCGGCGATGAAGGGGCGTTGATACCAGGGAGAGTCGTCGTACACCTGACGCGCAATCGCCGCCTGATCGACGGGGGGTGCGGGATGGACAGGGCCGCCAGACGCACGCCCCTGTTGCTGCTGTTTCGGTGCCGTATCTGTATCAAAAGCGCGACGAACCTCCGCAAGTTCCTCCTGATTAACAACGTTCGGGGCTACCACATGGTTGAAATATTCGTTACGTGCTTCTTCACGTTCCTGGGGTGATAGCGCCATGTACTGCGGCGATGAGGCAACCTCGCTCCATTTTTTCGCCATGCTTCAATCCCCCCACACATGGCGGTACTTGGCCCCCGCAGTGGATGTCGCAGTGCTTGCCGGTGTTTTTGCGGGAGCAGATACGCCGATTTGCGGAGGGGGCATGGAGGCGGCCTTGTCCGCCATCTTCTTAATAGTGCGCAGGCTTGCGTTGAGCTCGTCATGGGAAATCCCAGGTTTCAACGAGGCAATCGAGCTTTTAAGCAATTCCAATTCTTTTTCACTCAACGCCCCGAAGCCGGAGGCCCCCTGAGGAGATAGCGCCTTTAAGCGCGCCATCGTGGTTAACGCCACCTGTCCGGCGATGTTATCCAGTTGCGCTTGCGCGTCAGTGGCGCGCGTATATGGAAGTTTTGACAGGCCCCCACCTATGAGCGTACCCAGTTGCTCGTAGCCTTTTGACGTCTGCAACTTGTCGATTGCATCGCTCAGGCTTTGCGCGCTCCCAACAGCTTCGTTGTAGCGGGCCATTGCCGCTTGGTGCACCTGATTGTTCCTCATATCCAGCGCGGCTTGCTTCGTGGCGGCAACATCCCTGCGATTTTCACTGTCAAGCGCTAGGCGTTCTCGGCTCAGCCCTAGTTGCGCCTGCTGGTACGGTGTGATCATCTGGGAAGTGTCGGGCTTGGGCTCGATCCCTGGAACCGGCGTGAATACCGGCGTGCCATCGGGAGCCATTTTTACAAAGCCTCCCCGTGCCGCGTCGTATTGCGGTTTTTCCTGTAAGGGCGCTTCGGCCACTAGCGCGTTGTTACTGTCATACCGACGCGCCCCCGGAGCGAGCGTGTACGGCTGTGCGCTTGGGCCTCTTTGCAGCATGGCCAGATGCGCTTTGGCGGTTTGGTCCAGTGAGACAGGGTCGTACTGGTCCGGCAGCTGGAGCCCAGCGGCCCGTGACTGGGGAGCGATGAAGGTGTCGTAAAAGTGTTGCCGCTGCTCGGGGGGCGCGTTGGCCGTGGACAGCCACGCACTGGCCAACCCTGCGGCGGCTTTCTGTTGCCGGTCCTGCGTGGCTTGTGCGTCCTGCTGCAACTGCTGCTGCACTTTATAACCCGCCATCGGATCAACGCCATTTAAGGCGCGCATGGAGGCATCGCGCTGGGCGCTATCGGGGGCGGTCAGGGTTTGACCGGCAAGGCGGTTAATGGCACGCAATCGGCCTTCGTCAACGCCTTTTTTGGCGTACTGGTAAATCTCTAACGGATTCGCCACGGCTTAACCTCCCGCGTACCATTGGTGTTGTCTGTAGGGGTCACTGATATAGGGGTTGCGTGCGTAGGGATCAGCCGTAGAGGCGTTCCCAAAAGAAGCCCCGTTGTTGGTGTGGCGTTGCCGTCCCTCGTACCAGTCCCCAAGAGCGTTACTTACCCCCGCCAGCATGTTCGTGGTGTTGTCGGAGATTCTGTTGGCGGCCCAGCCTCGCGCCTGAGCCGCATTGTTGAGCTGGTTGCCCATGTTGGCAGCGTAGTTCTGCCCAAAACTGGCTAAATGACTAGAGGCGGCTTGCCCCGCATTAGACATCCCTGCTAATCGGTTCCAGTAGTTGTTAAGGTTCTGCATCGCCAAGCCCTGGGCGTAGTTCACAAGGTCCGCCTGATGCCCGCCGGAGTACAGCGATCCACGTGCGGCGGCGCTGCGATCCACGCCCTGCAACCCCTGCTGCAACGCGTACGCGTAATCGGGGGAGTTCTGAAAGCCGTAATAGTCGCCATGTAATACGGCCTGCTGTCCGGCCAGCGCATTTTGCCCCGCCGTCAACCAAGGCATCTGGTCCTGCCGTGTCTGGTTGTATTGGCGTTGCTGTTCGGCGATCGCCGCCTGACTGGCCTGTGTTTGTGCATCCGCCGCCCGATGGGCGGAACGGTTGGAGATAATACTACCGAGGATAGAACCCGCCGCAGGAATAAGAGAAGCCCAAGGCATTACGATTGCTCCAGAAAGAAGGATGAGGGGCTAGGCAGGCCCTGCTGAGGCTTGCAGCGACATTGCCAGCAGATGAGCGACCACAGGATCAGTGATACGGATGTCAAACACCCACTGCCGCCCTTGCCCAAGGCGGTAACGTCTGAGGCGCTTCTGAAACGCGCCCACGTCACCAAGATCGCGTTCTACCCAGGCCGACCAGTTGTAGCCGCCGTCTTTGCTGTAGCGGAGCATCACTTTTCGGCTCATGTTGGGCAGTCCAGGTGGAATTGCCACCCCGTCCCCGCCAGCGGTGAGTACACCCGAACCTCAGCGATCGTATCGGCGGTGGTCTTTTGGAACGTGGCTGTTTCGTAGTTTTTGTCGGCGAACTGGCCTTCGGGGGTGGATTCGCCCCCCGGCCTCTGGGTAATGGTCTCTTGGGGTAGCCCCCTGTTTTTAAGGTCCGCATCCAGTTGCACCTGATAACTGGTGTCGCCGTGGTAGCCCGTATCAATGACCTTCTGCCCGCCGATCCACACCTGGAACTTGTCAGGGTTGGCGGCGGTGGCGTAGGCGAGCGTCACAAGTCCCGTTTGGCTTCCAAGCTGCACATGCACGATGTTCGGGAACGCTTGCCCTCCGCTATAGCTCGTGGAGGTACCGCAAATCACCTCGGCGGTCGTGATTGTCATCGTGTCGCTCACGGAGGCCCACAGTCCGTTCGCGTCGGTCACGCGAATCGTAAAGGGGTAAGCGCGCTTGGCTCCGGCAAACAGCCCCGCCACCTCCACGGTGCCTGACAACACGCCTTTAGGATCAAGGCTCAACCCTTCGGGGAGCGCACCGCTCACTACACGTACTGCCACAATGGGCGTTGCACCAGGTTTCATGGTGTAGGCGTAGCGGTACGCCTGTTTGTTCACCGCATCTGGTGCGTTGCCGCTGAGCGTAGGCCCTGCCGGTTGTGGGGGGGTGAGATCGCCCGGCCCTTTGTAGCCGCCAAGGGCATCTGTCCCAAACACAAGCTCCACGGCATCTACGGTCATGCGGTTCTGATGGTCGTGCAGAACGCCATTCACACGGCGGCGCTCAATCACTTCGCCGTGTTCCCACGGCATCCCCCAGTCCAGGGTATACAACTTGCCGTTTGCAAAATCGCCAGCCACCCAGTGGGCGGCCCACCGTACACAGGCGTTCATCCTCCAACGACTGACCCCGAAGGACTCGCGGCGATGCCATTCACGGGTTGCTATATCAAACCCCCAGGTCATCCCATCGGGGAAGGTCAGGTAGTACACCTGATGCCCACGGTCATCAAAGGTGAACGCAAATGCTTCCTCATGGTTGCACGCGGTGATGGCCTGCTCCAGCGGCGGTGTGCTGATTCGAACCGGTTGATAGCCGTCTAGCCGATACACACGGCCATCATGTCCCAGCCAGAAAACCGTATTGCCCATCTGTTGGATGGTGTGCTGGGAGGCGCAGCCTGTTTGCATTTCAGTGCCTGCATGGCGTTGAAAAGTACCTTCCGATGCGCCGCTGTTATAGAAGAACTCCCCAGAGCGTTTGCCCAGCACGAAAACAGTGCGATGGATCACGGCCAATCCGACAATGCGGTCTGGCTGGCTTTCGGCCTCATAACGGTCAAGTGTGCGGTAACTGGAGGCGTCGGCCAGAGCGGAATGGAACCAGTACCTGCCCGAAGGCTCAACACCCACAATGTAGCTGTCCACGTAATCGCACGCCTTGAACCCTGGGAACCCTTCACCGGTGATCTGTTCGGCGAGTAATTCCGTATAGGTGTTGTAGACGTAGCCGGAGGTACCGTTACCGATCACTAACTGATTCCCTCCGGCAATCTGGTTGTGCGCCATGCAGACACGCTCAACGCCTGGAATGGTCCCGCGAGGGATGGCCACCCCCGCTGTGGTGATCTGCCACAGCTTCGTACCGATCACTGCAAACAGCTTGTCTTCCACATCATGCAATCCGCGCACCGGAGCAGGGTTAGCGGCTTCAGGGACACAGAACACAGCCGCCCCAGGAGCGCAGCGCAACATTGAGGATGAACGCCCTCCGCCACGTTCGGCGGCTTCTGGAATCCAGTTCACCGTATCCTGCACTGTCCAGGCGCGTGTCTCGTCGCTATAAGCGCCTCCGGTCACAGGGGCTTCACGCCATCGGGCGCTCATCCGTCGTACCCGTCACTACCATAGCGCCGTTGGCTTTCGGCAGCAGGCAGGGCGTATTGCATGCGAACGCCGCTGGCATGCACCGTATCGCTGATCAACATCGCCCTGCCCCGTTCGGCCGCGTTGAGCACGTCTTGCTCCAGCACAACACCGTAACCGGCACGCAAGCGCACCGCCAGGTTATAGCCAATGGCCTCCTCCGCTTCGGCGGGCGCTGGCAGGAGGTCGTCGGGGCTGGCGACCTCTGACCAACCTAGCGCAATCCCATTCGCCTCCCAACGGCGCATCATCAGGTTGAGCGTACGAATCGCACGGGTTGCATCTTCAGCTTCTACCGCTTCGTTGGCATCCAGTACGCGCAAATGCCCGAACGCATCGCGGATGATCTCTGCCACCGTGGTCATGGGCGCTCCTGTAAAGGGGATTACTGCGTCACGCGGCACGCATGGTCGGGACGGACAGGGGCAGGCGTACCAAACAACACATCTACGCGGGTATGTTCCATATCGTTTTTACCATCACCAAAGGTCATCACACGCACGCTGATGTTTTTTATGCTTGCCGTATAGCCTTCACACGAGGCCAACACCGGAAGGGGGGCGAACGCGGTGGCGAATGCATCCCGGTGGAAGACAAGGTTCTGAACGGCTGGCACCAATGGTTGGCCAAAAACGGTAATCGCTGCGCGATCTCTTGGGGCTTTGTCTACGGTACCAATCCCCTCTGAGGTTGTAGGGATGATCGCTGGGTAAATGGAAAGTGTGCTACCACCTGCGACGTAGCCATCGGTAACTAGAAACTGTCGCAACCTGCCAGTGGTCGCGCCGGTGATGGGATGCACCTCAAAGACATCAGCGAAGGCGATGATGGACCCCTTGGTGATATCGCCTTTTCCGGCTTTGCCATCAATTGAAATAGACGAGCCAATCTGGCCTGCGCCGCTGACCACATAGCCCGCCCCTGCCCCGTTGGTATGCGTGGGCAGTGATAACTGTTTGTAAAACTCAAGGCCAGCAAATAGGCCGACCGCGTTTTTACTGAACTCACCGCGCAGTTCATCGGAGGTATGGAACAGCGCCGCATTCGCCTCGGCCAGGGCGTCATTGGCCTCGGTGGAGAAGTGCGCGCAGCGGTCCTCTTCCGGGGCCAGATGGCGATCCAGGGTCGAGGCCGCCGAACGCCACGGGGTGCGCGTACTGGGGACCGTGCCCCACGTGCCCACCACGTTTGGCGTTTGCTGGTACATGGACGCCAGCAGGATTGCATTCACTTTGCTGGAGAGTGAAGTCATCGCCGGACGTAAAAAGCGCTTGCTGAAGTCCGTCAGGTCCAGCTTCTTTTCTTTCGCCGTAAAAGTCAGCGGGACATGGTGCTGCTGATCCAGTTGTAAGTTAACGTAACTCTCGCTGATGGGCGGTGCCGATAACGGAGCGGATGTAGCGCCAGAGGCGGCAAAAACGGAGCCGCTGTAAGTCACCGGAACCGGCGGGATCATGATTTTTACGGTATCTCCTTTTTTGTAGCCGTTGATCTCCTCCCCAAATTCCTTGGAGCGTTCAGTATTGATGTTAGTAACAACGTTGTTCTGCTCAACAAGCATCTTGGCCGCTTCACGGGCGATCATCTGATGGGTGAGTGCCTGAGTGCCCATAGGTGTACTCCTGAAATAAAAAGTGTGGGTTTGGTGTGTCGTTTCGTTTAGCGCTTGCGCCGCTTGTCGACATCGCGGCGGTACCAGTCGTCATCGGTCAGCTTCTCAGACGGAATCTCCGCTGGGGAGCGGCCTGATACCGACGGGGGCGGGGGTGGGGCGTTGCTGATCGGTTTGCCTGGTGAGGGGCCTGAAGTGAGGGGGGTGTGTGTCTGAGGGGTAGCCATGCGCGCTGCCAGCCGTTCCACAGCGGCGGGCAGTAAGTCTTCCCGCACCGAAGCCAGGGACCATAACGCATCGTCCTGAGTGGCCAGGTGGTAGGCGATCTCTGGGCCTTTCTCGTGCTGGATCACAGCGGCCTGCACGGCAGGACTCAGCAGGGAAAGGTCCATTGACCCCACCGTTTCGTAAAAATCAGGGTGCGCATTCATAAACTCTGCGGCACGTGCTTCATAACGCGCCTGGGCACTGTGCTGCTGGCGGACGGTTTCGGCCTGCTGCTGTTCCTGCTGCCACTGCTGGAACAGATGGCTAAAACGCGCGTCCGCCCATTCATTCCAGTTATAGGCATAGTCTTCAAGCCCAGGTGCGCCTTCCTGCCCTGCCTGCGGCGTGTGGCTGGAACGCGTAGGGACGGGTTGCTGCTGCCGCTCCAATGCCTCAAGCCGACGGCGTAGCTCGTTGTTTTCACCGTTGATCCGCTGAATGTATTCGCGGGTGCGGTTGCCTTGTTTCTTTTTCTCCTCGGCCTGCTTATCCGCTTCGCCGGTGGCGCTGGGCGGTTCGCTGCTGGGTTCCGGCGTCGGTTGTTGCTGCTGTTCTTGCAGCGCCGCTTGCGCGTCGTTTGTGGGCGGTGTTATCGCCTCAAAACTCACCGTAGCGGTGTTGGTATCGTCGCTCATCTCATCCTCTCGGGGTCGGCCTGACCGGGCCAATGCGGACGCGGCTGTGAGCAGCCGGTATCAAGCCGTGAAGCGCAGGGCCTTCAGGCATAAAAAAACCGCCTTGCGGCGGTGTGTTGTTGGAGGCGTTAGGAAACCACCCAGGATCGACGGCAGGCGCGCTTAAGGCATGCGCAGCCGCCAATGTCTCAAGATGCTGTTGTGCGGCGTCGGCCCGTTGATGTTGCGCCCGTGCATCGGACAATTCCGCATCCGCCGATAGTTTCTTCACGCGGGCTAGCTGTACGGGGTCCGGAGCGGGCGGTTCTGGAGGCGGCTCGCCGTCTTTGGGGGGGAGCAAGCCTTGCGCGACAAGTATCTTATGGAAAGCGGCTAACACTTCGTCCCCGCCGACAAGGTCCATACTCCGCATTCCGGCGTAGGCGGCTACAGTGGCGATTTGTGGCGCGACACCGCCCATCTGGGCCGCTAATTGCATCATGGCATCAGCAGCTTCCATGCGTTGCGTGGCGTAGCTTGGACCCACCGTGACCACTACATCATATTTCCCCTGACGGATATCATTCAGGGTGACCGTGTGGCCGGTCGTCGGGTCGGTCACCTGTTGGTACAACTGTTTCCACTTCTCGCCGCCATCCTCGCCAAGGACACGCACCGCACGCGGCGTATCGTAGACACGAGGAATCATGTCTACGAGAATTTCATAGGTGTAGCGTACCGCGTAAGCCAGATTATCAATGTAGTTAAACGTGGCCACCGCGCCCTGCATTTTGCGGCTGTTGATCGCAATCCCGCTAGTTTCATTACTGCGTGCGCCTAAGCTCGCGTCGTAGATCCCCGTGGCGGCTTTCACATCGTCGTTATCCATGCCCGCCAGTTGAATTAAAGCGGCGGGGACCTGGGCCTGCTCGACACGCACAGGGATACGCCCGTTATCAACGATATTCGCCAACAGATAGGGGAAGTCTTCAGAATGTGAGTCATTCCACATCTGCACATGACCCTCTATCATTTTGGGATCAACGATGAAAGGCGCTTTAGGGGATTTGGCGACCGCTTCAACAAGCGCTGTTCGATGTACGTTATGTAGGCGCTGCTGGTCCTTACCAAAACGCACCATGCCCGACCAGTAATCACTGCCATCAATATTCTCGATATTCCCCCATACCGGAACGATGGGGATAAATTGGCAAGGGAATTCGTAAGGTTCCGTCAGCCAGGTGTGCCCATTGGTCAGCCGCATCAGCACGCGGTGACCCTCAATGGTGCGTGTACGTACGATCTGCACACCCGCTGACTCTAAAAACGTTTTCGCCTCCTCCACACCCAACCCAGCCTGCGCGGCGATCTCGTCGGCAAACACCACGCGGCCATCCGACAAGGCCAGCAATTCCCGTTTTCTGGGGTCTTTCCACCAGTATTCGGCAATGCGCACCTGCCCCGCATCACGCCACGCACCGCACTGTGTATCTGCGTCGAAGTCGGACACATCGGCGTCCGGAAAGCGGCGCTCAAAATCGGTTCTCGGAATCAACTCCTCGACAAACGCAAAGTTTGCATCACGCCGATCAATCTCAACGGCGGCAGGGTCGAATTTCACCGCAAACGGATTGCGTACCGCCTTGATGCGAATATCCTGCTCGAAATCATCCTCATTGAGATAATCCGTCATCACGCGCAGCACGCCAAAACCACCCTTGACCGCTTTCTCGTACGCAATGTCATAGGCATGATCGGCATTGGATACGCTTTCAATATTGCGGCAAATCCCCTGCATGATTTCAGCCAGCCCACGGTCCGATTCTTCCACGCCGCGCACCTTGCAAGAGGGGCGTTGCTGGCGCATCTCGTTTATCACCTGCTGGGTATGCATGCGCAGCTTGGGAAATTCGTACGTCTGTCGGTGTCTGCGGCGTTTCTTCAGCGACTCATCCCACTGGTTCCCAGGGACTGTGACAAACTTAATATCATCACGCGCCTGGTCGTAAAGATCGCGGCAGCAATCACTGGCGAGCTGGTAGCGCGAGCGCATCTGGGCCAGTTCATCCGTGGTTTTTTTCTGTGCGCGGGGCATCTTCAATAATCCACCGAGTAATCGTAAACATTAAATGTGGCTACGTGCGGTGGCTTGGCGTACCGCCGCATCATCATCGCGTACCGTGTCGCGCTGAGCAGGTCGTCATGGTGTTTGACGATCCGCCCGTCTTCACGGTGGTAGAGCCGGAATTCTTCAAACCATTCTGTCAGGTGGCTAAACACCTTCAAACGTCCGGTGTGCATCCGGTCCAGCATCTCCGTGACGCCTGCTTCAAGGCCGTTGGTGCCGTCTGTGAAGGTCGCCCGTTGCCCCAGCATGGAAAGCCCCTGCTGCCGGTATTGTTCGGCCAACTGTTCACCGCTGCCTTTGTCGTGTTGCAACCCATCGTGCGGCCACGCCCAGGGTAAATGTGCGCCCCAGGGCCTCAATGCCGCTGTGTGAATCACAGGGGTTGCTTCACGCTGACGGTATGCACACATCACGTAAATCACATCGGCTTCACGATCCCAGGCCATTTTGACCGCAGCGAACGGGTGGTCATACCCAAAGTCCATCCCGCCAATCAACGCCCATTCTTCAGGAATCGAGAACGGCGCGATGGCAATCGAGTCCTCCGCGATAGGAAACACGCGGCCACTGCCCAGCGAAGGAGTGCCCTTGGTGCGCGCCTCGCGCTCGTGGGCGGGGTAGCTGGCAATGATGCGCGCCCGATCCTCAGGGCTGTAATGTTCGGCGTCGTCAATGGTCATCTGCACCAGCCCCCTGTCAGGGGCTTGTTCCAGCAGAAACCGCCGTACCACGCTGGACATGCCCTTCAGCGGTGTGAACGTCATAAACACTGGGCCAAAGGTCCGATTGGTCCGGGTGATCCCCTCAAAATACACATCTTCGGGTGGCTCCTCATCAAACCACACCCAATCGACCGTATCGGCTTGCCATTTCTCGCGGCCCTGATCAAAGGACTTGAGCGAGATCGAACTGCGCTCCCCAGACACATGTCGCACGTACACCGTATCGACCAGTTCAGGCACGCCACGCGCCCAGGTCACGCCCTCAATACATTCTCCAGGAATCGCACCTGTCCCCATCTCCGTTTTAGGATCGCGTCCTAGCAAAATGCGCTGCACGCCACGGCGTGTTAGTTCTCCAGTTTCTGAACCGGCCAGGCCGTGATTGGACCTTTCAAAACGTTTACCCTCCCACCACTGCGGATAGCGGCCTGTGAGATGCATCGCCACCTCATGCCCAGCGCACAGTGTCTTTCCTGACTGGTTCGCCGCCGCCAACAACCGTTCACGCGTGCCTGCACCCATCGCATGAAAAGCGCGCTGCTTGGGGTAGGGGCTGTATTCGGCCAGACGGTTAGTGCGGCGGCGCCGCGCTTTCTCCTCTAACAACAAGGCTAATACCTGCTTGGGTGGCATATGCTGTAATGGCGGCATCCAATTCATCATCGCCCGCCTCTTTCAACTCCAGTTCACCACTGACGCGGGCCTCCGTGGGGATCATCCGCGCCGCTAGTTTGTAGAAATCTGTTTTGTTCTCCTGCGCCCAGGCGACTAAGGCAGGCACACCGCCGAGCTGGTCAAACGCTTCCAGAAAGGCTTGTTTAATCGCTGCCGTGTTCTTGTTCCTGCTGCCCATCGCGCGGCCCTTGGGGTTGCCAGACTGGCCTCTTGCCCACGCCATTACTGCACCCTCACCAAAATACGATGGACACGGCAAATGCCATCACTGAGCGTTGTACGTGCAAAGATCACACCTTCACCGCAACGCTGGCCGGTAACCCAGACATCGAAACGGCGCGCACCTACACCCCCCGCAACCGCATCGGCGGCACACTGGCGGCTGGTATCCAACGTCATTGAGGTAATAGAAACACTTTTCGGCATCGCACCCTCCATCTCTACTGTGCATTTCATCCGTTCGCCCTCCACCATGCGCAATACATGCGTGCGCACCGTGTCGTAAGCGCTTGCATAAAAAACCCCGTTGCGGCTCATCGGTGCGCCTCTACCGCGCATCCAGCAGCAATCACCGCATCACGATCGGCTTTCCACGCAGCCCATAAGCCTGTGATCACTGCGGCGTCCGTGGCGGTGGCTGCAACAAGACGTCCTGCGCCGTCTGTACGCCTTCGGGCGTCGGCATCGGTGGCATGGGCGGCAGCACTACCGGAGGGGGCGGGCTGCACACAACCGCTCCATTCCTGACGCAACCGGACATGCCCAGCACGCAGGGCAGCAGCAAGCTCGCTACGAAGCTGCACCGCATCAGCTTTGGCTTGCTTGAGCGCCTCATCTACGTTCTCTCTGTTAACTTTTAACTGCTGGCTGGCGGCATCGGTTTTCACCTTCATGGCCCGCTCCGCCGTTGTGATCTGATTGCGTAACGTCTGGTACTGGCTGTCCGCCTCGGCGAACTTCGCCTTCCACTCAGAAGCGCCTGCGCGATAACCCATCCCGTACGGCACGCGCAGTAACAGGAGAAGGCACAACAGGCACGCCAGCGCGCCAAGCACCTTAAGGGGTTGCAACACGATCATCTCCACAAGATGCGGCCTTCACATAGCGCCTGCTCATCGTCACGGCGCAACGTCAACCCGCGTATCTCACGCCCGCCAGCATGCTTCCAACGCGCAAGCTCCGCACACGCACCCGGCCAGTCATTCGCCAGCGCCTTACGTTGCAACGTGCTCCCACACACCACCTTGGGGCCAATGTTGAACGTAGCCGACACAAGCGCCGCTTCTACGTGAGGGAACATCGGAACCGTAATGCAACGGCGCACGTAGCCGCTGGCCTCCAACATGTCCCTTTGCAACAACGCCTCACACTCGGCCTGGGTGTAGGTCTTCCCGTGGACCACGTCTGCTCCAGTGTGCCCGTAGCACACCGTCCACACGCCCACGATATCCTTGTAAGGGCGGTGTTCAACACCCTCCCACTTCGCAATCATAGGGGCCGCTAACCCAAGCACGACCGCCAGGCCAAGCGCCATTCGACGCCCATTAGAAGTGGGGTTCGGAGCCATCGGCATCGCCTTGCTCGTCGCATTTATCGGTTTTAGCGTCCCGCTTCCAGCGCCATATCAGATAGGCCGCTTGCAGAAGGACGTAAAACAGCGTCGCCAGCGTCACCAGCTTATCGGCTGTCAAAAATAGCAACGCCCGCAGGCGGAGCGCTTTTGACAACAGCAAAGCCTGCATCCTGAAAAAAATTACTTCTCAAAACACTGTCCCTCAGGGATCGCTCCACAACAAAAAAAGCCCTGCTGGGTAGGCAGGGCGCGAGTGAATCATTCGATGAGGGCATAGCACCACTCAGGCGCGTACAGTAGGGGGGAAAGTGCGGAGGCATCAACTCCGCACTACGCAGCTTCTCTCCGCAACGCCTCTTGAAGCTCCCTAGCCGCTTGGCGTTCGGCACTACGCATCTTGTTAAGTAACCACTCGTACACGCCACACCACACCCTGCGGTAGGAAGCCTCATCACGGCCAATCGCAGCCGCCCGACGGCGATCACTCACCGGCAGCATGCCACTGCCACCACAGGCCGCGCATACCTTCACCAACGCCCCCCGACCGTGGCACGTCGGGCAATCACGCGGCTGGGATAGCTCATCCACAACCGCCGCAACCAGAACCGGCAGCATCTCCAATGTTGCCTGTGGCCATAGCTGCGCCTTGGCCTCCTCCAGCCACTCTTCCGCACGCCTCAGCGCCGCCTGCTGTGCGCTTGTCGTCGCTCGGGTCCACCCCATGCACGCTTTGACAATGCCCACGTCTGTACGCGCTTCCAGCAAGCGCTGCTGCTGCCGTCGAATCTCCGGCATCACCAAGGCCACCGCCGCATCGCGCAAGGGGCCACGTCGCAACGCTGCGCCATCCGGCCACCAGCACGCTTCCAGTACCGCACGCCCCAAGCCCGCTGGGGTGAGCGCTAAGGCATGCGCAATGTCCTGCGCTGTCAACTCAGGCACGCCGCCAGGCAGCGTGTCGTAGCGGATCGTGCTCGGGTTCAAACGCGCCAGCAAACGACGCGGATTGTTACATTGTAGAAGATTTGTTGTTTGCATTTGTAACTAACCAGCCGCAAAAAAGCATGGAGACAAGTATAACCCATTGAACTAAAAGAAGATTATTGGGCGATGCGGCGGCGCTTTCTCCCGCCGGTGTGGCAATGGCTAGATGTACGGTGCGAGGATGGGGTGTTGGGCATCCCACCTACACACCCACCTAAAAGCCCTTTTTAAACTCTTTTATATTTCTTTTTTTTTACATGTAAAGGTAAAAAAGGGGGTTTTTAGGTGTGTGTAGGTGGGGGGCATCCCACCCCACACCTGCCCCACCTCAAAACTCAGCATTCACAAGCGCCACGCCGATAATCACCGTAAACTTGTGTCGCTTCCCTTCAACGATCCGGTCTACGTACTTCTTCTTGAACCCAGGTACACACCGTTTCAATCCGTCAAGGAAACGGGTTTTGGATAATGTGTAAACGCCGCTGGCCTTGCACCATTGCGTATAGGCTGGGTAGAGGCCACCGCCCATCGGCGTACTGAGTTTCTCCTCGTACTCAGCTCCTGTCTCACATTCTTCATCAATGAACTGGCCGACACGGTCCTGCTCCGACTGGTATTCCTCCGAAGCGTCCAACACAATATCAGGAGGGTTCAGTCCGTTCTTGTACCATTCCACAGCCCCTGCTACGAGCCACGCCAATACACCTTCTCGTTCAGCGGCCAGCTTCTCAGCGATCCTCATATCCCGAAGGTACTTGCCGTTACCGATCTCTTCCCCTTCAGCGGCATCAAATTTCGCTTTAAAAGGGATGAGCATAATGCGCCTCCAGATGCCGCTGTCTTGCCCCTTGATCACTGGCTTATGGTTGGTGAGCAATTGCAGCTTGTGCGTGGGCTGGAACTCGAAGAGTTCACCGTACATATAGCGCGCCTTGAGCGCATCGCCGCCAGTGGCTCGTTTCACGAAGTCTTCCCGCAATGCTTCCCCGTCCCCTGATTCGTGGGTAGTCACCATGCGCCGCCCGAAAAGGTCGGCAACGGCGGTAGGGTGCTGTTGGCTTTTATTGCCTATGAGCAGCCCAGGGGCGGCCACGCCCGCATAGCCACCGAGAACCCCCATGATTAGGTCCAGCAACGTGCTTTTGCCGTTAGCGCCATCCCCGTACAGCACAGCGAACTTTTGTTCACGCACCGAGCCGGTGGTGCAGTAGCCGAACCAGCGTTGTAGGAAGTCACTGAGTGGCTTGCCAGCCTGCCCCTCTTCGCAGGTAATGCGTTCCAGTGTCTTTTTAAAGACAGGCGCGGTGGCGTTTGGGTTGTAGTTAAGGGGAACGACCCGCGTAATGCAATCTTCGCGGCGGTGTGGGAACAGCTCCCCCGTGCGCAAGTCCACGGTGCCATTGGCGCAGTTCAATAACCAAGGGTTGCTATCTAGCCGCTGTGGTCCTACGGTGAGGTGGCTTGAAGCCCATTCCACTGCTGCGTTCCGCCTGGAAGTCGATTCGGACTGTTTAACCCATTTGTACAATAGGGCAGCTTTTTTATCGTCTTTCTCTTGCGCTGCTTGATCTGCTTCGTAGCGGATGGCGTTCGGGAAGTCGTCTATTACTTGGAACGCTTCGGCCTTGCCCTTCTTCCAATAATCTCCGTTCCAGGTGTACCAATCACCGGCAACAATCATTAGCTGTTTTCCGTAATGCTTGACGATGCGAGCGCCGTTCGCTTTGTCCGTTGTCAGCTCCTTTGTTGTGGCGAGTCTACTAATGATCATGTCGTCCGTGGGGGTGTGTTCTGTCGTGGGCACGCCGAACATGTTCACATCCATTTCCTCTATTCCAGGCGGTGGTAATTCTTCCTCGGTATAGCCCACCCCTTGCCGGAACTCTATTTGTGTCCTATTCCGGCAGTGGGCGTGCTGGCATACAAACGCTCCATTGGCATAGCCTCCGGTGTGCGCTGGGTAATACACCGTGGATGTGGGGCTAGAGGCTTGCGTATGGTGTGCTTCGAATGGGCAGGTAATGAACAGCTGCCCTTCTTTACCCGTTGATAGGACCTTCCAGAAGTGCGAAAGATGCACAGCCACAGGGTCGTTGGCAGCCGCGGCCATGAGCTTGTGTTGGCGGCTGGGTTTACCTTCGGTCTTGGCGCTTTCCAGGATCGCCGCATCAATCTCCAGCAATACAAAATCATCAAGAATGCCTTTCACAAAGCCACTGCGCACTGGAACTGGATCGGCCACACCGGCTTCAAACACAGGGGCGGCGGTGTAGTGGATTTGCACCGTATTAAATACAGAAGCATCCAGCCCTGGAGCGCAGACAGCGGCCCAGGCTTTGAGCTGTGCGCTGGTGTACGGCTTGTTTAGCCAGAACCACACATGGGCTTTTAGCTTCCCTGCGCACTCAGGCCGCCCCGCGCTACTGGATAACTGCCAATGGTAATCTGCGCCGTGGAAGCCAAAGGGCATTTGGTCGCTGAGGAACTCGTCGATACTCCCCACCGGATCGGCCACCGGATCGCGGCACCGTGGGTAGAAGTTGTCGATCTCAACGAGCATCCAGTGATGCGGGATATCCTCGTACAGCTCGGCAATGCGCCGTACTTTTCCTTTCTGGAACTCAGTATCAAGCGCAGCGGCTTTGGCATCGCCCACATACGCCCCGCGAATCACGCAGGCATGCGGGTTCTTCTCCAGCTCCGCGAGCAAGTTAGACAAGTCGCGGCTATTGTTGAGCGCTCGTTGCTCCACCTGGAAGAACTTGGCGTTGTCGTAGGCTTTCACCGAGCCATCAGCGCGCCATGTTTTGGCGAGGGTATTTACGGGGTGTTTTAGAACTGTGATAGAATCTCTCATAGGAGTTTCACCTTTGTTTTGGGCGAGTTGAGGCCAACCCCTCAGCCCGCCCTTTTTAACTGCGGGGGTGGTTTAAAGATTCGAGAGTCACTCCTTACTAATTAAGGAGTACGGCCAGACAGACAGCCGCAGGTGTTAGCTGAAGCGGTGGTAGGTAATCCCACTAACCCGTTGCGCAACCCGCTCCATTTGAGGACCGAGGGCCTTCTCTATAGGGCCAACGCCGCCGTTCAGGCCATCTAGCAGACGGTCGTAAAGCGCCCCGCTCATCTGCCTAGCCCCAAGCCATGCCAGTGCTTGCGGAACTTTGTTGGTGAATACCGTTTCATGCAGCGACTTGAATTGGCCGCACAGAATCCAGATGGCGTAGAGCACATCGTCATTCACCATTGTTCCGGTAGTGGAATAGCTCCCCGTCTTGCGGATTGAGGGCAGGACTTCATCCGTAACCCAATCCGAGAAGGCAACAGCCTCTGGCTTACGGCTTCGTAGAACAAGGCGGTATAACCCACCTTCTGAAACGATCGTAAGTTCTTGATTTCCCTTGATGGTACTCACAATGTGAGTACCCTTCTGATGTGCACCAACGTGGCGTGCTGCATTAGCCGCATCGCGGTAGCCGAGCGCTACGGCAACATCGGTAGCAATGAACCACGGATTGCCGTCACGCATAACAACGCGGACAGTGTGGGAATGGAAATCGAACGGAATAATGGACCGCGTCATAGAACGTCTCCTTTGTCATGAGAGGTGACCACAGGGAGACGTTCCTAGGCGCCGCACCTGTGGGTGTCGGGAGGCTAAGAAACCGGACAAAGACGGCGGGCAGCTTTCCCCAAAGGGTCTTGTATCGCTGCCGCCCTCCCGACGTAAAACGTGCAGGCGTAAAAAAACCGCATGGGTTTCGGGTGCGGGTACCGCTTTGTCCGGAGTTCTTAGGCTCCTTACCGAAGACGGTACCGCAGCGGTGGGCAGTGGTCAAGCTCACGACACAGTCCGCGCCATGCGCGCTTGCAAGGTTTCTAAGCCCTTCACAGCGGCAATGAACTCACGCTGCAACTGTGCGGCTTCATCTTCAGGGTTCAGCGGCTGTGGTTCTGTGTAACCGGCATCGCGTGCTTCGTAGTGCGCCAAGATGTGCACGCCTGCCTTGCGGGCTTCTACCCTGATCAAACGTAATTCGCTCAGGTCGAGCTTCTCCCGTTTGTTAGGGTTGAGACACGAGGCCAACTTGCGGCCTGCGTCATCGGCAGGCATGTCAGGCCACAGCATATTCCCTACCTTCTTGAACCCACCAAGGGCGGTCACGCAATCGTGGATCACATCCTCGTAAGAGTAATAAAACAACGTGTTTTGCAGGCTTGTCACTCTCAGTACCTCTCAGTGGGACAGCGTGGGACACACCCACCAGGTTATAAAAGTGGCTCGACATCACCAGGACACCGAGCCGTGGAATTAATTAGAAACCTGATGCTTCTTACAATCTTCTGCTTGCTTATGGATCAGCAAAAAATCTACTTCTCTTTTAAGCATATCTATTCGCTCGTTGATTTCTCGTCCTCTGGCAAAAGCAGATTCTTGGTTAGCCATAGTTCTAATTTGGAGGTCCGCAACGTGCGTAAACAATTTTGAAACCCTGTCATATAGAAATGAGATTCGGCGCTCCAACTCCGCTGCGCTAATGGGTGCTTCTTTCGGCGAAATGATCTTTTCTCTGAAGACGGGATTCATGTTCGGTATGCCATTTGTCAACACAATGCGAAATACTTCTTTCTCACGCTGCATCGGACACCTCCTGCCTGTGATTTTTGGGGGGAGTGCCGAAGATGTCGGGGCGCAGTTGATAGAGTTTCACGGCGGCCATCCCCCGTGGTTCCTTCGTACGCCCGTGCTTGATATCGGAGACACTTTGCGGCTCGATCCCGATAGCTCGAGCAATTCCGCTCAAGGTAAAGCCATAAGCTTCGAGTTTGGAAATCTTGGTCTGCCAGATGTTCATACGCTCCATGCTACGGAATCCCGTGGGGGTATGTCAACGAAATTCCGTTATGGAATTCCGTTGAAATGCATGTCATGAAGATTGGAAGCAGAATTCGCGCCGAGCGCGAGAACCAAGGCATTAGCCGGACCGAATTAGCAAAGTTCGCCGGTATTGCCACATCAACCCTTTCGGATTTAGAGCTTGGTCACTCAAGATCGACTACAGCATTACATAAGATTGCTGAACGTCTTGGGGTGTCTGCTCAATGGCTCGAAACTGGCCGCGGTGAGAAATCTACGGATACGTTTCCTACCCCTATTGGCAATAAATCCTTGGGTTATGTTCGTGTGCAGCAGATGGGTGAAGCCGGTATGGGTGATGGTCGCGAAAACGAGGACTTTCCGGAAATAGTCCGCACGGTTGAGTACTCGGAAGCCTTCCTGCGCTCGCTGCTTGGATTCCTGCCCCCTCCTGGGCGTTTAGTGCTCGTCACGGGTAAAGGAGACTCCATGACCCCCACTATTGCGCCTGGGGAGGTCGTACTTGTAGACACTGGAACGCATACTTTTGAGGGGGACGGACTTTACCTAGTGAATGTGGGCCACGGACATCAGATCAAGCGCTTACAAGATCGGGGAAGGCTTTTCGTTGTCAGTGACAACCACCTCATGCCCTCGTTTGAGTTCCCCGAAGAAGGGATCATTGGGGGTAAGGTGTATCTAATAAATAAGATTGAAAGGGTTAACTAATACACGCGCGGCGGTGTCTTTAAAGTGTAGACGTAAGGATGGGCAGATGTTTTTCATGCCATGCAAACTTCCCGCAAATAATTAACGGAATTCCGTTGACAAATAGAAACGGGATTCCGTAATATCTCCCCATCACCCCACGACACCCGCAACCGGCGGCACAGGGGCAAGGAGATATCAAAATGACATTAAACGTTAGCGAGCAAGCCCAGCCTCAGGCCCGCCCACCCGTATCAGAAACTAAAAAAGAGATTGCTGCTGCTTGGGCTGTATGCGAAGCCGCTAGAAAAGAAGTGCGTGATGCTTTATATGACTGCGAAGACGCTGCTATGGACGCGTATGAGGCACGCGAAGCCGCTGAAGAAGGAGCGCGTGATGCTGCTTTTGCTTCATACGACGCTGATAAAAAACAAGAAGCGTTTGGTGCTGCTATGGCTGTTGCGCGTGCCGCTTGGGCCTCCTACGAAGCCGCCGAAGAAGAAGCGTTTGATGAGGTTCGTAGTGAATCCGGAGCCGTTATAACAGAATCACATGCTGCGTATATAGCCGCTAGAGAAAAAGCCAGTGCTGCCTTTGCGGCGTACTACGCCGTTAAAGAAGAAAAAGCGCGTGATACCAATATTGTTATTGATGCTATTCGTGATGCTTTTTATGCCGCCGACCTTGCTGCATACGAAGCCACTGAAGCTGCCGCTAGTAACGGGGTGGCCGCATGACTGCCACGACCGCATCAGAAACTAAAAAAGCGCCATTGTTCTATTGGAACGGCATTCGGGATGAGAAAGGCGGGAAGTTGCAGCATGCCAATTACTCCTACGAAAAGCCGCACGACAGGGATAATTCGGAAATTAGGGTAATCGCCACGCGTTACACACGCTTTAGCCCTTTAGTGCATGCCTATTTTAAGGTGTACAACAGCACCGACGTGATGACAGATTATTTTGACGACGATAAGTTCACTGTTACCACAACGCATCCATTGTATCAGCAAGCGAAAGCTGCCCTTGAGGCGGTGCGTAATCGATCTGCGGCGCAGCTCGTTGCATCGGAGAAAAAGCGACAAGAAAAGCGTAATGCTGCTCGTGCTGCGCTCGAAGCCGCTAAAAAAGAAGCGTGTGCTGCGTACGACGCCGCTAAAGACCAAGAAGCGCGTGATGCTGCTTTTGCTGCTGCTCGTGCTGCTTTAGCTACATACGAAGCTGCTGAAAGCATGGGGGTGGCCGCATGAGCACCTTAACTAACACCAACGAAAAAACACAACCCAGCCAAGCCACATCAGCACCTACAGAAGCGCCGCCGTTGGACTTGGGCGGCCTTGAAGACGCTAAAATTTTGGCGTTGCTAGAAGGTTTCCATATCAAGGAAGCAAAGGGGCTTGAAGGTACTTTAGAAATCCTTTCGTTTAAAGACAAACGTTTTAGCCCGCTCATGCGTTCGTGGTTTAAAGGCAGGCAAGACAGCGAAATAGGATTTAGTTTCGGTGGTGGGCAGGAATGTATACGCGTGCGGCCAACGCACCCGTTGTATTGGCACGTATGTACTGTATACACAGTAAACGGATTAATCGCACAAAGAACTGAATTAAGGCTTGAAGCTAAAAAAGGGAGTGAGGACGTTGGTAAAGAGGTGGCCGCATGAGCACCGCACCCCTCGAAAACGCCCCCACCCCAGGGGGCGCTAGGTTCACCAAAATCAACGACATATACGGCAACCACATCATTACGCGGGATAACCATACGGAGCTTGAGTGGCTGGCTGGGTTTGTCGGCATCTGGACGAATCAGGATAGCTGTTATGGCGTTGCGGCAAATGTATGTCGCCGATTAACGGTCGGCGGTTATGAAGATTGGCACGTTCCCACCCTTAAAGAGGCACTATCTGCTAATGGTGCAGATGAATTTTGGTATTGGGGGGATTCAGGCACTTGGATATGGACTTGTACGCCGGATATCGACGAACAGAGGGGGGAGACTTGGGTTGTTAAATTCGGCAAAGATCACGCCTTTAAAGCACCTCGAACAACGCCGTACCACGTCCGCCCTGTCCGTGGCCAGATGCGTACTGATGCCACTGCTACACCAAAGGCAGGTGCGTAATGGCTGGCATTGGATATAGCAGTTATAACGATCCGCGTTTACAACCACCGGAAGATGATTACCAAGAGTATTTTGCCGAGCGGGTCGATGCGCGGGTTAACGAGTATTTAAATAACCCAGATAAACTAGCGGAAGCGGATGAATGGGCGGCGGATATAATATCTACTGAGCATTATAAAGCGATGGGAAGTGCTTTAGCGGATTTATATACTTTCCCTTCGGATCAGTTAATCGGCAGCGATATATTAAAACATCCTTATGCATTAGCCGAAGTGCAAGGACGCGTACGGCTGGAGCAGTTGCATCTTCTCGCTGAGGAAGACGTCAAGGAAGAAATGCGCCAAGAAGCAGAATGCTTTAACGCGATGCGCGGCGGTGTCATGCAGGAGGAATACGCATGAATCGTTATCGCAAAGCGGAGGAGCGGAGTATCGCATTGCGCCACTATTACAGCTCGCGCCCTGGGTTAGCCAGCTGCATTTTGCGCGATACCCGAGCAATGCCCAATGCACTACGCATCGCCAATTACCGCGTTCGCCGCGCGCACTACGAGGCCGCTAAAACGCTTTCATCGTTATTGATTAAACACTAATCCCGAACGTGTTTCTGGAAGGAGTTTTTATATGTCGCCTCCCATGCCGACAGCACTACTCATGCGTTCAATGAGTGATAACGAACTTGTGAATGACCTAACAACCAGGCAAGCCGTGGAGCGTTTTACGCCTGTGGAAAGGGAGTTGTTATCGCGTCTTAAAGGCTTGCTAGAAGACTACGAAGCGGTGCGTGACGCACTGGAGCAAGACGGCGATGCGCTGTGATGACAACGGACAACACATTGGAACGGAACACCCCACACACGAGAGAAAAAAAGCCCATGTTTCCTATCACCGTCACGATTACCGATCAGGCCCAATTAAACGCTGTGTTAGCGGTGCTTAACCCGCCCCGCAGCACGAGCAGCACCGCGCAACCTGTGTTTGACGATACACCGCGCAGCGATAACGCCCCTAGCCCTCCACCGGCGGCACCTCCTCCCCCAACGGATGTGGCGCAACCGGCGGCCAACCCTGCTGCTGCTCAGAGCACAACGGACGCTATGAGCACGCCTGGGTATCTTGAGGCGGCGAAGGCGTTAACGGCCCTGTCTAAAGAGCTTGGCAATACATACGCCAAAGACGTGTTGAAGTCATTTGGCGTGGCTGGCCTCTCTCAAATCCCTCCGGAGTTGTACCCAACGCTGATGGAGCGCATCGAAGGATTTTACATCGCCCACGAACGCGGTTTTCCCTTAGACGGTGAGACATGAGCCAGCACGCCATGCTCTCCCCGAGCAGTGCGCATCGTTGGTTGCACTGTCCGGCAAGCGTTCCGTTAACGCGCACCTGCAAAGACGACGCTAGCCCATTTGCCGATGAAGGCACCGTGGCCCATACGGTGGCTGCCGACGCATTACGCACCGGCTCCGATGCCAGCGCGTACGTGGGAGCATGCCATGAGGTAAACGGCCACCGCTGGGAAGTCACCGCAGAGATGGCGGCGTACGTGCAGGAGTATGTGGACTATGTACGCGCCATTGCGGGAGTGCGCCTGGTCGAGCAGCCCCTACGCATTGCCTCCATCACTGGGGAGCAAGGCGCTAAAGGCACCGCTGATGTGGTGATTTTAGCGGGGGATGAGCTAACCATCGTTGATCTCAAATACGGCAGAGGCGTCAAAGTCTTTGCCGAAGGCAATGAGCAATTGCAGCTGTATGCGCTGGCAGCGCTGAGTGAATTTGGATGGGTGGAAAACTTCCAGCACGTGCGGCTAGTGATCGTGCAACCACGGCTTGGACATGCCGATGAGTGGGTACGCACCCTCCAAGAGATGGAGGATTTTAGGCAGAAGGTTGCGCAAGGCGCAGCGCGGTGTAGGGCTGCGATGTGGCGCTACAACAACGTAGGCGAATTGCCTTTGGAGTATTTCAGCCCCGCAGAAACGCCCTGCCGATTTTGCAAGGCCAAAGCGAGCTGCCCTGCGTTGGCCACGCATGTACTGAACACGGTGGCAGATGATTTTGTCGACCTCACAAAGCCCATTGTCCCGCAGCTCAGCTACGCGCAGCTGCGCACGTTTGACAACACCACGCTGGCCTGCCTGTTTGGCGCAACAGAGTTAATCGAATCCTGGTGCAAATCTATTCGCGACAAGGCAGCAGCGCAATTGCTTTCAGGCCAGCCCGTGCCTGGATACAAGGTAGTTCAAGGCCGACAGGGGCCGCGCCGTTGGGCGGACGTGACCGCCGCTGAAGCCATGCTCAAACAGCTGCGCATCAAATCCAAAGACATGTACGACATTTCTCTCATCAGCCCCACGACCGCCGAGAAACTCCATCAGGCCGGAGTCATCGGTGATCGCCAGTGGCCAAAGCTCCAACCGCTCATTCATAGGGCAACAGGGGCGCCCGTTGTTGTTCCCACATCGGACAAACGCCCCCCACTCACCCTTCAGGACGCGACGGATTTCCAGGACTTGAGCGACATGCCCATCCCCCCACCCCAAGACACAACACCCCCGCTTCAATCTCAGGAGATATCGCGATGAAACTCACCCTAAAAAACGTGCGCTTAGCCTTCCCCGTGTTGTTTGAACCCAAGAAAGTCAATGGTGAAGGTGAGGCCGCATTCTCGGCCTGCTTCCTCATCGACCCTGCCGACCCGCAAGTCAAAGCCCTTAACCAGGCGATTGACAAGATGGCCAATGACAAATGGGGCGTTAAGGCGGCGGCCCAGCTTAAACAGATGCGTATGGGCGACAAAGTTGCGTTGCATGATGGCGACCTGAAAGCCAGCTATGACGGGTTTGCAGGGCACCTATACGTCTCTGCGCGTAACAAGGCACGGCCACTGGTGGTCGACCGTGACCGGACCCCGCTCACCGCGCAGGACGGCAGGCCGTATGCCGGATGCTACGTCAACGCCAACATAGAACTCTGGGCGCAGGACAACAACTACGGCAAGCGGATTAACGCCTCGCTGGGCGGCGTGCAGTTCTTGCGTGATGGTGAGGCGTTCGCTGGAGGCGGTGTGGCCAGCGTGGAGGACTTCGAGGACCTGAGCAACGTCGCCGAGCTGGCGGATGTTGAAGGAGCCATGCCGTGGGGGTGAACCCCGATGTGGGAGGACGTTTCGTCCTCCCACGCCCCAATCCCTGCCATACCACCGAGGACAACACCATGGATACGCCATATGCGTTCTTCCCCCCGTACCGCCATACCCCCGAGGACAACATCATGAATGCACCCTCTGAGTTCACTCTCCAGTTTGAATCCCACGCCGTGCGTGTCCAGCTTGATGAGCAAGAGCGACGATGGTTTAACGCCAATGACATTTGCACGGCGTTGGAGTTGTTAAATCCATGTGCCGCACTTGCTCAGCATGTGGATGCCGAGAACGTATCGAAACGCGCCGCCATCGACACTATCGGGCGGACCAAACACGTTAACTATCTTAATGAGTCAGGGGTGTACGCCCTGCTCATCGGCAGCGCCAAAGAGGCGGCTAAACGCTTTAGACGGTGGCTCATCAGTGAAGCACTGCCCGCAGCCGCAGCTCAAAAAGCGGGCCAACACATTATCCCGCTGCATCACGCGCCTTCCATCCCAATCCCCTTTCAACCCACAGAGGACCACACAATGAATGCAATCACTCCATTCCAATTTGAATCGCACGCCGTGCGTACCGTGGTCGATGATCACGGTGAAGTGTGGTTTGTCGGCAAAGACGTTGCCGATGTACTCGGTTACACCAACCATAACAAAGCTTTGGGCGATCATTGCAGGGGGGTAACGAAGTGTTACCCCCTTCAGACGTCAGGCGGAGTTCAAGAAATCCGGATCATCTCCGAGCCTGACATGCTCCGCTTGATTGTGAGCAGCAAACTCCCTGCCGCAGAACGGTTCGAGCGTTGGGTGTTTGAGGAAGTCCTGCCCACCCTGCGCAAGACAGGCACCTACTCCACACCCGGAGCACTGCCCACCTTGCCTGGTCCGACGCAGGATCGCGTTGCCGCACTCCTGTTAATCGGCCAATTCGTTTCCAAAGTGACTGGCGTAAAACCAGGAATTGCCGCAGCGGCAACGCTGGCCTGCATCAAAAGCAACACGAATTTAACAACCGAAGAGATACGCCGTGCATTGCCTGCACTGCGGGACCCGCTTTGCATGCTCAACGCCACGCAACTAGGCAAGCAGCTGCATTGCTCGGCCAAGGCGGCGAACCAATTACTAGCCTCCAGCGGCCTGCAATTTCGTAATGAACGCGACGCGTGGGAGTTAACCGAAGCCGGTCGCGTGTGGGGTGAAGCGATTCCGTACTCACGCAACGGGCACAGCAGCTACCAAATTCTTTGGAACCCAACGGTGCTTGACTCGCTGAAGGTCGCCGCCTGAGATGGCTACCGCGCAGCCACCCGCACCCATCCTATGGGGGGATCTAGAGACGTACTCCCCCGTACCGATTGCCCATGGCGTGCATGCGTATGCCGAGCAAGCCGAGCTGTTGCTGTTTGCTTACGCGATCGGCAACGGTCCGGTGCAGGTGTGGGACTGCACAGCCACGGCAACGATGCCTGAGGAGCTGTCGGCTGCGTTGCACAACCCCGCGGTGCTGCTGTACTTCCACAACTCCCATTTTGACCGGACCGTGCTACGCCATTGCGGCATCGACATCCCCTTGGAGCGCTGGCGCGATTCAATGGCCCAGGCCTTGGCCCATTCGCTGCCTGGGGCGCTAGGCACGTTATGCGAGCTGCTGCGCGTTCCTGTGGAGCAAGCCAAGGCCAAGGACGGCAAACGGCTCGTTGCACTGTTTTGCAAACCACGCCCGACCCACTGCACGTTGCGCCGTGCCACACGTGACACCCATCCAACCGAATGGGCGCAGTTTGTGGAGTACGCCAGGCGCGATGTGGCAGCCATGCGGGACGTGGTGAAGCGCTTGCCGTCCCACAACTACACGGGGGTGGAACTGGCGCTGTGGTTTCTGGACCAAACCATTAATGACCGAGGCGTTCTGGTCGATACGGACTTAGCGCAGGCCGCCATCGGCGCTGTGGAACGCGCCAAGCAAGCACTGGCCGAGCGCACCAGTGACCTCACAGCAGGAGTGGTGCAGGCGGCGACCCAGCGCGATGCACTGTTACACCACCTGAGCACCGCGCACGGCGTGGCGTTGCCGGACATGCAGCAACACACGGTAGAGCGTTGCCTTGACGATCCGCTGTTGCCAGAGACGGTGCGGGAACTGCTGTCCATCCGCAGGCAAGCCAGCACCACCAGCACCGCTAAATACCAGGCGCTACTGAACTGCACCAGCCGCGATGGCCGCCTGCGCGGCACGCTGCAATTCAACGGGGCCAGTCGCACCGGACGTTGGGCGGGGCGGCTGTTTCAGCCGCACAACCTACCCCGCCCCACGCTCAGCCAGCCAGTGATCGCCGTTGGCATCGATGCCATGAAAGCCGGTTGTGTGGATGTGGTCTTTGACGATGTCATGGCGCTGACCAGCAGCGCGCTGCGCAGCTGTCTGATTGCACCAACACATAAAAAGCTGGTCGTGGCCGATCTGTCCAACATTGAAGGCCGCGTGTTGGCGTGGCTGGCCGGTGAAACCCCCAAACTGCACGCGTTTCGTGATTTTGATACCTGCCAAGGGGTGGACGGTACATGGCACAGCGGCGAGGCCATCACTCACGGTGCGCTGCGCGGCGCACCGATCACCTTGCAATGGAATGCCGAGCACGCGCCTATTCGCAAAGGGGACGACATTTACAAGCGCGCCTACGCTCATTCGTTCGGGATAGCGCCCCAGGCCGTGACCAAGGAGCAACGCCAAATCGGCAAAGTGCAGGAATTGGCCTTGGGGTATGGCGGCGGTGTCGGGGCCTTTGCCGCCTTTGCGGCCATGTATCACATTGATTTGGAGGCGATGGCCGAGCAGGCCGCCTTACCACCCCTGCTGCTTCAGCAGGCCATGGAAGCGCTCCAGTGGACTAAGGCGAACCAACGTCCCACCTTCGGCCTCTCAGATCGCGCATGGTTGGCGTGCGATGTGTTTAAGCGCGCATGGCGCAACGCGCATCCGGCCATTGCGGCGTTTTGGAAGGCGTTGCAGTGCGCAGTTACAGACGCCATCGGCCACCCCGAAACGGCGCACACCTGCTGCGGTATCGCAGTGCAGTACAGCCGTGCATGGCTGCGGCTGCGTCTGCCGTCGGGGCGGGTGCTTTACTACGCCGCTCCCAGAGTCGATGAGCACGGCGCGCTGTCCTACATGGGCACGCATCCGATAACGCGCAAATGGACGCGCATCACCACCTACGGCGGCAAGCTGGTCGAGAACATCACCCAAGCCGTCAGCCGCGACGTGTTGGCCGCCTGCATGCCTGCGATTGAAGCCGCCGGATACAGCATCGTGCTTACCGTGCATGACGAGATCATTACCGAAGCCGATGACAACGCCGCTTTCAATGCCGCGCACTTGGCCGCACTCATGGCAACACCGCCGCCCTGGGCGCTGGGGTTGCCCTTAGCGGCGGAAGGCTTCCAAACCCACCGGTATAGGAAGCAATGATGAACATTCCCCGTGAGCGGACGATCGAACGTTATTTAGTGGCCCAGGTCAGGGCCAAGGGCGGTGAAATCCGCAAGGTGAAATGGGGTGGCCGCCACGGTGCGCCGGACCGTATCGCCATGCTGCCCGAGGGGCGCACCCTGTGGGTGGAACTCAAAGCCCCAGGCCAGCAGTGCACACCGCATCAAGTCCGTGAGCATGAGCGCATGCGCCGCATGGGCCAGCGCGTGGTCGTGGTCGATTCCTTTAAAGGCGTGGATGAGGTGCTGGCGTGACTCAGAAAAACGCTTTGATGATCAGTGCAGTCACACCGCCTACGAGGGCCCCAAACATCCATTTGAGTAGGAGCATTTCGCCTTTTATTTCAACGAACCCTTTATGTACTTCAGCGAACCCTTTATCTATTTTTGATTCGAGCTTTAATTCCAGCTCCCGCAAATCTCGCTTTGTCGCAAGGTCTTGCAAATTCGTTTCTAGCACTTCCGCCAAGGCTTCGGCTTCCGCCTCCGCATGGGCCGCAGGAACCCCTGCCGTTTCCAGCCGGTTCGCAAATTTAAGCGTATCGAACGCTACGGATGTCACACAAACCCCTGCCTTAACTGCATGTGATAGCGAGTATAGCAGTACGCCGCCTCACCATCCTGAAGCGCTGCACGGAGCGTTGGCATGAACCTGCGCCCCTACCAACACACCATCGTTGATTTCATCCTGACGCACCCACGCTGCAATCTATTCGTGCCCATGGGTTTGGGGAAGACAGTAGCCACGCTGACGGCGTTAGATGTGCTCCTGGTGGTCGAAGACATTGCGCCTATTTTGGTGATTGCTCCGCTGCGCGTTGCTGCCACGACATGGCCGGATGAGGTGGCCAAGTTCCCCCATTTGCGCCATCTGCGGGTGTCCGTGGTCGTGGGTAGTGCGGCGGCACGTCGCCACGCCTTGGAGCAGGACGCGGACATCTACTGCATTAATTACGACACTCTGAAATGGTTAGTGGAGTTTTACAAGGACCGTTGGCCGTTCCGTATGGTGGTCGCCGATGAGTGCTCCAAGCTGAAAGGGTTCCGACTGCGGCAAGGAACACGGCGGGCCCGCGCACTGGCCACGCATGTGCATACCAAGGTGGAGCGCTACGTTGGGTTGACCGGCACGCCCGCGCCCAATGGGCTACAGGACCTGTGGGCGCTGATGTGGATGGTGGATCGTGGGGCACGGCTTGGAACGCATTTTAAAGCGTTTATCGATCGCTGGTTCCGTGCGATGCAGATCGGCAGTGATCCGCATGCGGTGCGCCTTGTGCCCGCGCCAAATGCATCTCAAGAGATTCAAGACAAGATACGCGACCTCTGTTTATCACTTGATCCACATGCGTATTTCGATTTACGCCAGCCGATTGTCAATACGATTCGCGTTGCGTTGCCAGAACATGCGCAACGTCTGTACAAGGCCATGGAACAAGACATGTTCATCGCCTTGGAATGCGGTGCCGAAGTAGAAGCCTTTAACGCCGCCAGTAAAACCATAAAATGCCTGCAACTGGCCAATGGTGCGCTGTATACCGATGACACACGCCAGGCTTGGGAAGTCGTCCACGATGCGAAATTAGAGGCGCTGCACGACATTATCGAAGAAGCCGCCGGTATGCCGGTGTTGGTGGCGTATCACTTTAAAAGTGATGTCGCACGGTTGCAGCGTGCCTTCCCCAAGGGACGTGCTTTGGACAAACACCCCGACACGATCCGCGATTGGAATGCGGGGAACATTCCCGTGCTATTTGCCCATCCGGCCAGTGCCGGTCATGGCTTAATCTGCAAGACGGCGGGAATATTTTGGCCTTCTTCGGCCACTGGTGGGACCTGGAGCAGTACCAGCAGATCATCGAACGCATTGGGCCGACACGTCAGGCGCAAGCCGGACATAAGCGGCCTGTATTTATTCACCACATCGTGGCGGCGGGCACGGTGGATGAATTAGTGATGGCCCGCCGTGAATCTAAACGCGAAGTACAGGACCTGCTGCTGGAAGCGGTGAAACGCAGAGAAACAGGCAAACCACTCACATCACAAGGAGCCATGACGCGATGAGCGCCCCATCAAATGAAAAGCATCAAGACACCCCACCACTCGAGTTATCCGATGAATGTGTGAGTAATTTTTCAGAACTTATTAAAGCGTTAGCTGCTTATAAGGAGATTAATGCAAAGAAGGAGGGGGAGGAAACCGAGCAGGAATTAGACAATGATTGAGACGCAAGCAAAACAACTACGAGACATGCCCCTAGCCGCTGGTTTATGCCTTTCCAGAAGTGAGGTTGCCGAGTTATGCGGTACTCCGCAACGCGCTCGCCAAGCCGCCTTTCTTAGGAAGAACGGCATTCGGCATTATCTGGATGCACATGATTGGCCAGTGGTTCTGCGTTCTTCGATTGAAGAGATACCGACGACTCCCATCGTTGCGCCTGTTTGGAAGTCTAATAAGGTCGCTTATGGGACGTAA